ATCAAGAAGGTCTTCAATAATCTCACGACGTTGATGTGTGGGCAACTGCATAAACGGAACGAATGTAGACGAACCAAGAATTACAATCTGAGTAAACGAGTTGTAGTTGAGTTTGAGGATATTCTTTTCGAGGTGTTCTTGATAGTCACGAACAGACGCTGTTTGATCTATTAGTTTATCGTTGATGTAAATCTCAAACTTACCTGGCTTGATACCACGAACAACTTTGTAATCAATGCTACCAATCTTAAACTCAACTTCAATCAACGCACCTTTTTGATTGACACTGTTGACAAGTTGAGGTTTGTTAATTTTACGGAATGGTTTACCAAACAAACCAAAGCATAAAGCATCAAGAACGGTAGACTTACCAGCACCATTCTCACCAATTATCAAAGTATTTGGACTTCGGTCTAATTGAATCTCAGTCCACACATTACCAGTAGATAGCAGATTTTGAAATCTGACATTACGAAAATGGATCATTATACCTCTAAGTTCTGCGCTTCATTATATAAGTTAGCAAATAGCTGATTGAGTTTCTTTTTGTCAACTTCGGTATTCATTCCATCAACAAACTTATAAAGAGAAGTCAAAGTGTCTTCAGCTTCATTAAATATTTCTTCTTCAGATTGTGCGTCCATATGTTTATTATCATCAACGATGGACACATTAGCAGGATTTGCTTTATAAAGATTATCAAGCATCATATCAAACCAGTATGGATTTGTTTTATTCTGAACGATTACCTTTACATATGTATCATGATATGACTCATAATCAATTCCTTGCATGACTTGTTCCATAGTTTTATCAAGGTCATCATACCAGACCTTATGGAACATTCTATATGGATTTTGAATGAAAGTCAAGTCTCTTTTGTCAGAATCAAAGATATGAAATCCTCGCTGGTCGTTATAACAACTCCATGTCAACTCATACGGATTGCCAAGATAGTGAATGTTGTCTCTTGATGACTTGTGATGGAAGTGACCAGAGCATACCATATCAAACTTTTCAAATGGTTTTGTATCCATACCATCATGCGCTGTTTGACCAAGGTGCATAACGAAACCATTAAGTTCAAGATGACCGAACAAAATCTGCGACTTAGTATGAGATATATGCTCCATACATTCTTTGTAGTTTGTATTTTGAATCCATGGCATCATTGTAATATCAACACCATCAAACTGAATATCTTTTGGATCAGCATAGATGTGAATATTTTGTTTATCAAACAATTCGTTCATTGCATTGATATGATTTGTATTACGGTAAGGAATATCGTGGTTGCCCACAATAACATGTAACTCAATACCAAGATCAACACATGGCTGCACAAAGATTCGCTTGAATTCATTCAACGTGACATAGTTGATAAACTTACGACGGTCAACAATATCACCAAGATGAAAGATTGTCTTGATGTTGTTTTCTTTGAGATAAGGAAAGAATACGTTGCTATAAAATTTATCAAAAAAGTCAAGAAATGTTTTACTGTCACCTCGAACACCGAAATGGGTATCTGTAATGATTGCTGCTTTCATTCATCGTCACCGCTAATAATAATGTCAACTGGTGTAGTGTCTTTGTTAATTTTCTTTTTGCGTTTGGTCTCTTCAAACTGCTCAATAAAATTATCGACATATTCGTTTGACCACTCACCAACTTTACCTGGTGGAGAATAATCAGAAGTATCTCCTTCTTGTGTTGATTTATTCATATTCAATGCATAAGACTCTTCAGTGTATTTCAGTTTAGTATACAATACTTTTTTCTCTTTGGCAATACGCCTTAGAAATGCATAGTAAATAATTTGTGTGAAATATGCAAAAGGATTCTGCGACTTTTCTGGATTGAAGTTATCAATATACTGAAGACAGTTTTCAATACCATCACTAATCATATCTTCTTTATATGTGTAACCAGAGAAGTTTGGTTTATGAGAAAGATTTACAGCAATCTTCATGAGACACTCGCCAATGTAATGTGGTACACGAGGTCGTTCTTTACCAGATTCTTTTGCTTCAATAACAGAACTTCGAAACTTAATCATAGCCTCTAAAAAGTCTGGATTATTCACATAATGTTTTTTTCTCTTTTTCTTCTCAGCCATAATCAATGTACCTTAATATCTGTATTTGCATATAATTCGTAGAAAGCGTTGAATGAATCTTCTTCAACTTTTTCATCTTTATTGAGTTCAATATCATCTAACACATCTAATGTCTCATGGTAGTAATCTATCATATCTTCTGCTGGTGTTGCAATAATCAACACGTTTCTACTTTTGATTGGAAAATCATTTTGTTCTGTAAAAGGAATCCATTTTGAAGAACGTAACACAGATCCATTAGTTGTATTCTTAATATGAATTTGAATTGGTTTATAAACATTGACATACTCTTCATCTACGCTATCAGCATAGGTTAAAATATTTTCACCACTTACTAATTTTAAGTATACTACTTGCATTGAGTTTTGTCAACCTCTTTTAAAGATTAATATTATATATTTTATATTCAAATTCTTCAGAGTTATATATCTTTACTCGTTCTGCAAAGTGATTAAGAGTATAGTTCACTTTGGCTTTGTGTCTGAGGTCGTCGGAGATGTCGAAAAGCACCGCTTTATCTTTTGCTTCACCTTTACGTAGCCCTCTTCCAATAGACTGAAGATTACGTATACGAGACTTAGAGGGAGAAGCAAAAATAATATTATGAAGATTGCGAATATTAATCCCTGTACTGAAGGTACCATACGACGCAATGATAATTGCGTTCGTTTCATTTTCGGTAATGGAACGTATATTTTCTCTGGTATCGGCATCTGTTCCTCCATATACGAAGAAGACTTTTCGACCTTCTTGTACTTTCTTTGATATCATATCATATAATATTTTACCGTGTTTGTCAACATATTGAAATAATAAAAGTGTATTACCGTTCAATGATATTGTAAGGTTCTGAATAAACTTATTGCGCCGATTATGACCCACAATATAGTCCATTTCATTTTGATAATTCATCTTACTGGCAAGTTTCTTTTCCTCATCAGTATGCTTCAACACTAAACATTTTATCTTAAAAGCAGAAAGATGGTCTGAATCAATCAACTCTTTTGTTTTAACAAACTGCTTTGCTTTTCCAAATAATCCTTCAAGCACTAACTTATTTGTTTCTGTACCATCAAGAGTTCCAGTAAAACCAAATCGATACTTACAGTCAACCAACTTTGTCATAATAGAGGTAAGAGACTTTGCTTTAAACTGATGACACTCATCACCAATCACAACGTCAAAATCGGCAAAATAATCTTTTCGCATTTTATATATTGATTGCCATGTAGAAATAACAACTGATCTGTCTGTAGTTTTTTCTTCGCCAGACATAATAATATGAATGTCGTCTTCGTGCATACCATATTCGATAAAGTCAGAACGCATCTGGTGGACAAGTGAAATTGTAGGAACAATGAGTAGAGTTTTCTTTTGATAATATTCTGCAAGTAGATAGATGATAAATGATTTACCAGAAGCAGTGGGTGATACAATCAATCCACGATGATTTCGAATACAATGAACAAACGCATCGGTTTGATAATCACGTGGAGTAAGTTTAAGTTTGAGATTAGAAATATACTCTTTACCCTCATTCAGTGAAAAGTTCTCTTGAGCATTTATTTCTTCACTTGCTTCGATACTGTAATCTCGTTCAACCGCAAAGTGTTCAACATAAGGAAGTAACCCAAGATATAACTGCTTTGTCATTGTGTTGAAAAGATTTATTTTACCGTCCCACATCCGATTCTTAAACGCTGGCATAAATTTAGCACCAGGAACAGCGAATGAAAAAAAGTCATGGAGTTCCTGCCGAATCACTGCTTCCGATTCGATTTGCATGTAGACTTCATTGACTTTAGTTATTATTAAGGTATTACTTTTCACACTATTGTCTATCAAAAACTGTGGTTGATATTTCAATTTTATTATTAGACATTATTCACTGTCTTTTATAATATAGAGTCTATCTCCTTTTTCGTTTCTTTGCGGCTCTTCGTTGTTTTCGATTAGTGGGTTTTGATTCAATGGGTTCTTCAGTAAAAATTTGAGCAATCACTTGGTCTTGAGCATGATCTTCATCAAAGATTGGTTCTGGTAGTTTATCTTCTACCTTATCACCAATTTCCAAAACTTTAATTGGTTTCTTTGCACGAGGTTTTCTTTTTGGCTTTTGTGTAGTTTTTGTTTTTTCTGCTTCAGCTTTTGCCTTATCAGCAGCAATCTGTTCTTTCGTCCTACGCTTGCGACGAGTCTTCTTTGGTTTTTCTTCTACGATTGGTTCTGGCTCTTCAACAGGATTATCAATCTTCTTTACAAACCATTCTTTATGCGCTGAATTCAATCCTTCATCTGCAATAGCGTGAATCTTTTCAGGATTTAATCCTTCATCAATGCACCATTGATTAAATGCAGACGGGTCATTTGTAGTAAATGTTAGTTCAATGATTTCCCCATAAGGAGAAAAGAGTTGATATGTAGTTTCATGATCATCATCGAGTTTATCTTCCCAAAGGTCAAAAAAGGTCAACTGATTGCTTTGTAAACTATCTACTCTTGATGTGGAATAAATTCTATCATCATT